TCAAACACAACTTGATGCTACTTGTGATTACATTGGCGTAAACGTAGTTGGCTCAGCTGCCGGAGAAATTCAAGGTATTGCCGACAGTATAGGAGGACTATCCAGCACTGTTGGAGATGTATTTGGTGGCGGTGGCGGACTTATCGATGACATCACCAGCGGCATTAGTAGTATTGCTGGTGGAGTTGGCCAGGTGGCAGGACTACTTGGTACATTCGGAGTAGGCGGAACAACCAGCGGCGGTGTTAGTCATGTACCTACAAAGAGTAGTTTTACTGTAACACTACAACCAATATACAGTAGAAATAGTGCTCGTAACTTTAGTCTTGATAGATTTGTTACAGGCGGATACCTTAACAATGGTTTTGGATACGTATAATTATGGCAACAATATACACAAATAATAGTCCATGGTACTCAACACCTATAACTCAAAATTATTTAAATTTACTTACAATTAGACCGGTCAGTGCAGAAGTTGATGATTATTTGTATACTATCGAATCTCAATATACTTACAGACCTGATTTGTTAGCCTATGACCTGTATAAAGATCCAGGTCTATGGTGGGTTTTTATTCAACGAAATCTTGATGTATTAGAAGATCCTATATTTGATTTTGTACCGGGTGTACAAATTTACATTCCTAAAAATAGTAGCTTAAAAATTGTGTTAGGGTTATAAGATGGGTATACTTGATTCAGTTAGTTCAGTAGTTGGCACAGTTAATTCTGCAACAACCGCCGTATCAAATGCCGCAAGTTCTGTATCATCATTACTTGATAGCGGCCCGGCTAGTTTACTAGGATCAGTGGGCGACAGTGTATCTGGAGCAATACAATCTGTTGCAAGTTTTCTTGCACCAAGTGGTGTAAGCAAACTTCCTGTACCTAATCCTTTATTTGCCTATGCCTCATATAATTATGTTTTAAGTATAAGTGTGCTAACTACAGACGAGGTTAATAATCCAGATAAAAGTTACATGGCTGGAAAAGTCGTTCCTCTTATTTGTGCATCAGCAAATATATCACCTTCAAATAGAATTAATACGCCTTACGGAAAATTTGATTTTTTTATCGATAATCTTGTACTACATTCAAACATTGGATTAGAAAAAGCACAAAGCACCAATGTAACCACTATGTCTTTTGATATAACAGAACCGTATAGTTTCGGTATGTTTATGTTATCATGCCAGCAGGCCGCATATCAAGCAAAACATAGAAACTGGCAAGACGCACCGTTTTTATTAACAATCCAATTTAGAGGTAATAAGGAAAATGGTTCAATGTCTAATATTGCAGGAACTACTCGCTACTTACCTTTCAGATTTGCCACTATCGCATCTCGCGTCACTAAAGACGGAACGATTTATAATTGTACTGCAAACATGTGGAATGCCAAGGCATTAACCAACAGCTATTCTAAGTTAAAAAGTGATGCCTCTGTTTCTGGAAAAACAGTTCAAGAAGTTTTACAAACAGGCGAAAAAAGTCTTCAAGCAGTTATTAATGCACGATTAAAACAATTAGCCACAGACGGAATAGTAAAAGTCCCAGACGAAATTATAATACTGTTTCCAAAAGATGTTTCGTCAGCAGGGGGAACACCAGCAGCCGGAGCAACAGAAGACACCTCATCGGCTACATCAACACCAGCAGCCGGCGGCGCAAGTTCAGTTGAAAAGAAATTAGGTGTATCACGAAATAAATTTAATTTATTAGTTCAAGCAGAAAGCGAATGTAATGAATTAGGCAAATTATCAATGGGATGGTCAGAAGCTAAAAAAGGAGATCAGCCAGCAGGCAAAGAAGCAGACATTTACAACGGTAAAGTAAATGTACGAGGAAAAAATAAAATTGACATTCAAAGCGGCGACATGCGTTTTGCTCAAGATACTGATGTGTTTAACGCAATCAACCAAGTGTTATTAGCCAGTGAATATGCACAACAGATGTTAGATAAAAATCAAATAACCGAAGACGGCATGCGTAAACATTGGAAGATAGAAGCACAATATTACGAAAAAGACGACACATCAAATTTAGCAAGTACAGGAAAAAAACCTAGTATTTGTGTATATAGAATTGTACCATACGAGTTCCATTCGTCTAAAGGTGCACCAGTTGGAACTACACCACCGGGTTATGAAAAGCGGAAAAAAAATGCTATCAAAGTATACGATTATATCTATACAGGAAAAAATGTCGATATAATAAATTTTGATATACAATTTAACGCCAGTTGGGCATCTGTATATTCAGCAGACGGCGGCATGAAATCACAAGATGTACAATTAAATGATCGTGCAGGCGGCACAGCGCAACCTGATGCACACATTGCCCCTATGGGCGAAGGCGGAGCCGCCACTAAACCGCCTCCGGGCACCATTTCCCCGACTGCCAAATACACAGGTACAGATATGTCTAGCGATAAAAAAGGTGGCGGTGGCCGTGAAGGTGAAGGCCAGCGTGCCGCCAGATTGCTACACGACATTATTACCAAAGGTACAGACATGATAGTGTTGAATATGGAAATTATTGGAGATCCATATTTTATTGCACAAAGCGGTCAGGGTAATTATCGATCAAAACCAACTGAGAAAAAAGGCATAAACAAAGACGGCTCTGTTGATTATCAAAGCGGTGAAGTTGATATTGTAATAAATTTTAGGACTCCTATAGATATTAATCAGTCTACTGGTCTTTATGATTTTAAAGGAAAAGGTACAGCACCTGTAATCGCATTTAGCGGACTGTATCAACTGATTAATGTAGATAGTAGTTTTAGACAAGGTAAATTTACACAAACATTAATGGGTAATAGAAGGATGCAACAGCCTGAAGATACCGGCGGCAAAGGCGATAAAACTAAAATGTATGATGTTAAAAAACCATCTCCGGTGCAGCCGACTGATACTGATACGGTGGATCCGCCACCAGCTTCGCAAGCCCCAGCCGAAGCATCAGCTGATAATCCAGCCGGTACCGATGCCACAACTGCCGGATCAGCTAGCGGCAGCTCGGTTCCGACATCTGCTCCAGCTAATTCTTTTGGCTGGAGTAATAATGTTATTGATATCTAATAAGGCAAAATAATATGGCAACCAATGTAGATCAAAATGAAGACTTTTCCGCCGCCGATGCCACCGACGGCTCAGAATCCAGCGCCGGCCCCTTTCTTGCAACCGTAATTGGACATCAAGATCCTAATTATATGGGAACTCTTGAAGTTGAATTATTAAGACCATCTGGTAATAACAAATCATCGGGCCAGTTACATCAAGTAAAATATATGAGTCCGTTTTACGGAGTTACATCTGTTTCACACATTAGCGATAGTTCAGATGACTTCGGTAATACACAAAAAAGTTACGGAATGTGGATGATACCACCTGACCCAGGAACCACAGTTGTAGTATTCTTCATTGACGGAGATCCTAAGCGTGGTTATTGGATGGGCTGTGTTGCTGATGAAAATATGAATTTTATGGTGCCAGGATTAGCCGCCACCGAATCAACAACCGATGCTGACGGTATTAGAAAACCAACAGGTGAATATAATAAGCGTGTTAATGCTCAAGCACAGGATCCTGAACAATTTAAAAAACCCGTACATCCATTAGCACAAGCCTTGGAAACACAGGGACTATTAAAAGATGATATAAGAGGAGTTACGACCAGCAGTGCTAGAAGAGAAACACCAAGTATGGTCTTTGGAATTAGTACACCTGGTCCTATAGATAAACAACCAGGAGCAAAAACTGGCAACATCGGAAAACTTGAATCAGAAATCCCTAATGCATTTGTCAGCCGACTCGGCGGAACAACTTTTGTAATGGACGATGGTGACGAACATTTTGTAAGAAAAACTCCTGCAGGCGGAGCAACAGGCGGCCCGATGGAATATGTAGCCGTCGAACAGGGCGAAGACGGCGGAGACCCTACAATACCACACAATGAATTGTTTCGAATCCGCACACGGACCGGTCACCAAATATTATTTCATAATTCAGAAGATTTGATATACATTGGAAATGCCCGAGGAACCACCTGGATAGAAATGACTAGTAATGGTAAGATAGATATCTATGCCAAAGACAGTGTAAGCGTTCACACTGAAAATGATTTAAATTTTACAGCTGACAGAGATATTAATATGACTGCTAAAGGAAATATTAATCTTAACTCTACAGGGTTAACAAACATGTCATCAACTGGCAATTTTAATATCAATTCAGCTGGCACAGCAAACGTAACGTCTACAAATGCCACTAATATTAATAGTGGCGCTGGCGTTTTAGTTACCGGTACTAGGATTGACTTAAACGGCCCTGCGGCAGCTAAAGCAGTTAAGGCACCTAAGGCGGTTAGGATCCCACAAGTCGAGCCGTGGGCATTTCACGAAAATCTTGACCCAGCATTGTTTACTCCTGCTAAAACAAAAGCAGTAGTGCCGGCAGTTGGAGCCAACCCCGTGACTCCTACAATACCAACACCTGCGGCATTTGGAAAATATTCAATCACCACAGATACCTTTAAAAAGATATTACCTCCTGAACCAACAGAAAACGATCAAGGAAACATATAATGACTTCTAGTACTAAATTGTATAAAAAGATATCAATACCAGCAGTTCCAAAAATTAATAATACTCCTCCACAAAAAATGTACAGGGGATTTAGTTCAGTCAATACCAGTACGGAAAATTATAATCTATATGATTTTGAATTGATCAAACAAGACTTATTAAATCACTTTTATGTACGTCAGGGCGAAAGATTAATGAATCCCACATTTGGTACTGTTATTTGGGACTTGTTATTTGAACCGTTAACTGAAACAATTAAAGACCTCATACTACAAAATGTTAATCAAATAGTTAATTTTGATCCACGAGTTCAAGCGTCTAATGTTGTTGTTACTAGTTACGATTCTGGAATACAGATTCAATGCACTTTAAAATATGTACCATATAATATACAGCAAACCCTGCAATTACGCTTCGATCAAGCTAATGGTTTGCTGATAGGGTAATTAACTACACATATAATTTTATACGATAAATATTAATATTAGGATCAATCATGAGTTCAACCGATAGACAAAACAACCTGCTAATTAGCGAAGACTGGAAAAAGATCTATCAAAGTTTCCGCAATGCAAATTTTCAAAGTTACGATTTTGAAAATCTACGCAGATCTATGATTGAATACCTGCGTACTAACTA